AAATTTAGGTCCGTATTAGGCTGAATTCCAAACTTACTGAGAAGAACCCCGGCTCCTTCATAACCTTCATAGGTGTCAATATAGGCCTCGATTGGATATGCAGAAGAAAATTTAGATTCTATAACCTCTCTAATTACAGTTCTTTTTGTGACATATTCTCTAGGAAGATAATAAATATCTATCCCGTGAATTTGGATCGTTTCTTTTATTAGGTCGTTTATGAGACCCTGCTCGGTTTTTGAGCCCTGAAGAAAGAATGGATTTAACATTTTTTACTGAATTCTTAATTTAGGTAAACTACTGAGAGACTAAAGAATAAAGAGATTTATAAAACATAAATTATCCAACTAAATCGAAACATGGCATCTCATACGAGGAACTCATGCGTTCAATAATTATATCAATTTCTCTTTGGGCATCATCATAAATTTCCCGACCATTTAATTCAACCCCACCAGGAAGTTTTACACCTCTAAACTTAATAAGATTCTGTCCCCATTGCCTTTTTATGAGGGCCGTTAAGTATGGTTTAAGAAAACTATCATTCCATACTTTTGTTGAATCAGTTGGATCCAGGACTCTATAACAATCAATAAGTAAAATATTTCCAGGAGAAACCGTTGCCCAGTCAACATCGATATAAAGTTTAGAGTCTCTTTTATTAAATCTAACCATAGCATCTGGACTTAAAATCCAGTCCATGTCTTCAAGATATCTCTTGGTCATAAAATAGGTTAAAATATCAGTAGATCCCCAGTAATAAATGTCATTAAGAAACAGTTGATATTTAAAATTGAACATTCCATAACCAAGACTCTGACTTCCAAATAATTTAAAGACCTTATTAATACCTATAATATGATCTGGAATTTCAATATAATTGGAATTTTCTTTATATGTATAGGTTTTTGCAATACCAACTTGGGTGTATGTACCTTCTCCGGTTCTTCCTCTGGCGCGGTCAATATCTTCTTGGGTTATCTCATATTTTAGAATAGTCTGAGAAACTCCATCAAAGTGTCTTTCTTGGAAGAATTGAACTGCATCATCAACCAGATCATCAATTTGCTCTTCAGCAACATTTATTTCCAAAACCGGTGCTCCCAGTTTTCTTTTGCAATAATCTACAAGTTCTTGTCTAGAAGATGGTTTTGCCATTTTTTTTAACTATTTAATAGTTTTAAAATTAGTTCTTTGATTTCTTTAACATCACTTCTAATATCATCAACCTGACTTTGCAATTCTTCTATTCTGGCCTTTGAACTCATCTGCCTGATGTAGGCATTAACATAATTTTTATATTCTTCGGTATTGTTATTAATAATACCATTAGAATCTACATCTCTTAGAAGATGTTCATTATCCTTTACCTTGATATAAGACATAATTAAATCCTCGGTTTAATGGTTGCGATTGCCCTGAGTTGGCGAATCAGAGGGGGTGTCGCCTGGTTACTACTTGCCATGACAATTTTGATGGCAAATGCATTGAAATCAGGAAGATCATCCACTGAATATTCATAATCCTTAAATGTTCTATCTGAAGTTTCTTTGACAAACGAATCTGAAGATCCATCATTCTTAGAAACATCAATAACTCTCTTAATTCCAAACCCATCGACTACATAATTTTTATAACCAGGAAATAGTTCAAAGGAAGGATTAACATTGGATTCATCATCTCGGAAAATTTGATAAAGAACCCGAACATCATTTAAATCATTGCGACTTGCACTTAAGATCACCTTGATCGCATTGGCGGGGATTTTCAGACGAGTTGGTTTTGAAATGTAGATAGCCTCATGAGAATCATTATCTCCTCTCACTAAAGTATCGGTTGAATACGTTGCTAATTCGCCAATTCCATTTGAATTATTAATCAAGTTTGATGTTAGAGCAACAGAGGTATTAATTGTATCAACAACCGGAGAAACCCTAGTATCATCGGTTGTAAATAGCATTTCAAAAGACAATGATCTATTTCCAGGAGAGTTAGTAATAAATCTTTCTTCATTTACAGAAGAGCAAATTAATTTTGGCTCTGTGAAATAGGTTTGCGTATCAAGGGGAATAATTTCAAATCCTCTGTCTATAAATGGCTTTTCATTTCCACCAACACTAGAACCAGTGAAGGTCCTAATTTTGGTTGAAATATTTGTTTTTGCCGGAATAATACTTGCAATATTTGGAGTAATTGATTCGTACTGGATGTTATTAGAAATAACAGTTCCGGTTTGTCCACCTTGTACATGCTGCCTGAAATAGAGATTGTTTTCTCTGTTAGTTCCAATTGATTTTCCATCAAAATCGGTATCACTCATGTCAATCTTAATGAAGTAACTATTCAAATCAATCGGGAATTTTCCAGTATTGGCTGAATCTACTTCCGCAAAATTGTGAATTTTATTAATTCTTCTCAGTGATACTCCATTAAATTCATACTTATAAACAAAAGTATTATTCGCATATGCAATTGCCTGAGTTCCATCAACTGCTCTTGTAACACCAGTTAATGTATTCCCGGAAATTGCAGTGTATCTGATGACCTCATTACCGATAATTGCATAACCAGGATTTATTGGACTTACTGTCACCCCTTCAAAAATATTGAATCCAGCTGATGATTGAAGTGGAATTGTATTTTGGGTTGATGTAATTTCAGATGATGTTGTAGAATTAGTACCAGAATTAAGTGGTCTAAAATCATTAATTTCTACATAATTTTCAAATGAATGCATACCATGATTTTGTTGATAGACCTTCATATGAAGACCATCAAAGAATTGATCCTCGGTAATGGAAGTTACTGTAATACCTGCTCCAATTGCACTTGATATTCCAGAAGAATTTATAAAGTTGACCGTTGATACCCCAACATTAAAGGTTCCTTGTACTTCATCGAGAACAAATGTGTTAGGCGATGCAATATTGGTAACGGTAATTCGACCATTAATTCCTAGGCCTTGTCCAAGAGGTGGAATCAGAAGAGAATCGCCCACCTTATAACCAATCCCACCATTAGTAATATTAATAGAACCAATAACACTATTAGCTACACCAACAGTTGCAACTGCACCTAGACCAAATCCAGTCTCTGTAACCAGATTAACATTAGTAAAGGTCCCATTAGTATAACCAAAACCAACATTGCTTATGGTTGTTCCGGCTCCTGCGCCAGTTGTGATTCTACCAGAAATTCCAATTAGAGTAGCCGAAGCACTACCCTGAGTAATAGTGACACCTTCTTGAACCGCAGAAGAATAACCAGTTGAACCTAGACCAACAATAATTCTCTTTGATAGGAATTCAAATTGATTAGGGCCGGTGACGGTTTTCTTACCATTTCCAATATCAAGTTTTGGATTAAAGAATTTTAAAATACCTTCATTTTTAAACTGTGCCCTATAAATTTTGTATTTTAGATCCTCCAATTGAGAGGGTGTCCACACAGTTCCATTCTGGGACTTAAACATACTTCCCAGTGTAGGCTGTTTGGTTATTCTAATTCTACTTTGAATATCATTTTGACCAAGCTCAGTAACAAATACCCTATAATTTGGGCTGTTTGAAATCAAAACAATTGCATATTCTGCTGAAGATTCGCTTGCAATTGGCGCCTGTCTTACTGTTTGTTGTTGAGGACCTTGTAAATAAACAGGAGATGGGAATGTAAATTTGGTTGGAACTGAGCCATTAATAGAAAGATTAATCTGATCCGGAGTAAGAGTAACCTCAGAGAAAGGTACTACAATATTACTAGGAACCCCAGCAAGAAGTGGTCTAATTTGAAGAGTTACTGGAACATTATCCGAATCACTAGTTTCAAAATAAACATCAACAGAAGTTAGGAATACACCCGTATCTTCAAACACATAGAATGATTGGGCCAGAGGATCATAAGGTTGTTGAATTTGAACAGAGCTAGGGACAACATTTTGAGAAACTGTCGTTGTATTGGTTGTTACATTAGTAATAGTTGTTGTATTAATATTTCTTGGTGGAATAATTTTAATGTTTCTTGTAGTGAGAATATTTGTCTCTGCAATATTAGTTATAGCACTAGAAGTAAATTCAGCCTCGGCACTACTTTCATTGATTCTTGAATTAGGAATAAATTCGACTAATTTTATTTGATCAAGTGAAGGAGTATCAATTAATATAAAATTATTTTCACCATTAATCCAACGGGGATTTCCTCTTACATTTGGATCAGGAACATTAAACGAACCAATTAGGGTTCCGCTATTGTCAGAAAGAAGTCTAATTCGTCGAATGGTAGCAACTGCACCGGAGGTTCTTCCAATAATTCTCATTCTTGGAGCAACCTGCCCAAAAAATCGAGTCTCTGATGCAAGTTCCATAGATCTAGTATCTACATTAAGAACAGCAGAAGTTTCACTATATGATCGTTCAAATGATTGTTGATTATAAGGATTAAACCTGAATGTTTCAGTTGGGTTGTTAAATCTACCTTCTTTGTGATTGGGAGTACAAAGTCTAAATGAAACATTTTGGCTGGTAAAAGTCGGATCAGAAACAACAGTCTCACCAACAACAAACTTACCAGAAACCATTTCAACTTCAAGTAACTTAGGAGTTACATAGTTGCTGATATCTACTCCCTGGAAGAATGGATAAAATCGTGTTCTTGGTTTTAGACCTTTAGAAACAAATTCTATGTTTCGGTTTCTTAGGTATCTTACTGGCTCAGTATAGTGAGACAGTGAAGATGTCTGAGTCTCGCGCTCAACTATTCTTTCTGGGGTAACGGTGGTAATAGTATTGGAAGTGCTCTTTGTTGTAGTTGAAGTCTTTCTGGTTTCTGCGATTGTTGGTGGGGTGAATTCCAGTGCTCCACCTCTTCCTGCAAATCCCCCAGCCTGCATTCTGTTTATAAATTGATTTGCAACATCTGCGGGAACATATTTGGTCAATAGAGCCAGATCCCCGGTTCTCCAGTGGAGACCATCGATTCTAATAGTATTGCCATTTACAATTTCAAGAGTTCTTGTTTCTCCTCTAAAATTCTTACCAATAACAAGTGCTCTTCTACTACCTTGAGATGCCGCTCCAGCAACATCAAATTTTCCACCTTGGGCTAATCTTTTCTGGGCATTTCCAATCCAATCAAATGGTTGAATACCGGCCTGAGAATTTGGGGCCTTTCGGAAGACCACATCATTTTCTGTTACATTATTAACAACCGTTATATTAGCATTTGGTAAGCGGTTAACCGATCTTACTCTGTTAAAACTATTTGTTGTAATAGCCTTTTCATCAACCCATGTATCCAATGGAGGGTTTAGATTTAACAAACCAGACCAATATCGAACAAGGAATGCGGTAACACTTTCAGTTTTTGTGGCAAATTGTTGTTCGTGGAAAACAACCTCATCATAATCAAGGGTAATCAAATCTCCGGTTTTTTTAATTCCAATAGACCCAAGATCACTTACAAAACTCTGGTCAGCATTTGGATCAAATGTTTGCCCTATACCTGAAATGGCCTCAGATCCAAGTTGCAAATCTAGGGATGTTGTATAGTGTAGTGGTCTTAAAATTTTCTTTTCTTTATCAATTGAAGATTTAAAATTTGGATTTTCAAGATCATGGTACGCATGATTCTTAAAATCATCAACAAAGAAGCCAGATTTAAATCGGTCTAGTCCAGTCTCAGCATCTTTAATAACAAAGTTCTCTGTTTTACTTTCTAGG